CAGGTCTCTTTTACTGTAAATATTAATACTGGATACCGATTTAATCTAAATTATATATTATTGCGTGACTAGAATAGTAACGCTAACCCCTAAGGCAAATACCCAGCCTGGCCAAAGCATAGGCCAGAACGATAAGCACAAAATACGGCGCGGTATACATGGCAAAGCCTCCCTATACCCCGACTAAAAAGCATATTAAGACAGTCGAAACCCTGGCGGGTAATGGCTGTACTGAAAACGAAATAGCTAAAGCCTTAGGAATTAGCCGTACTACTTTTTTTAAGAATAAGCGAACATTCGCGGACGCTATAAAAAGGGGTCGAGAAAACTTTTGGGACGACACAGTATTAGAGGATATAGAGAGTATAGGGCTAAAGCGCTTAGTCCTGGGCCACCATTATACGGAAACTACCTACGATCAAAAGGTAGATATGTACGGGGTAAAACATGATACCATTAAAAAGGTCCATAAATACGTTATGCCTAACCCCGCCTCGGTATTTTTCGCGCTATGTAATCAAAAGCCCGACCGATGGAAAAACATAAATGAACCAAGCTCTGGCCCGAGAATTACTAAAGACCTCGTCGGGGATATTGCCGCCGGTCTTACTACCCTTGACGCCTCTACAGTCCCACTTCCTCCGAAACCGCCGGACCCTATATCCCCAGGCCCACCGGTTCCAAATACTCAGCGCCGCTCGCCGGTCAAGAAAAACTCTACTGGGAAAAAGGCGCCTATTTTACGAGGCGATAGAAAACGCAAACCATAAATATTTCGCCGCCGCGCCTATTCGTAAACAGGCTAAACAGATATTTTGGAAAGACCTTAAGCAGTATTTTAAAATGTTTACCGTCGGGCGCCCCTCCGAATCTGACCTAATTATTACCCTATTTAACGGTACAGAGGTCCACGTTATAGGCCTAGACCGCCCGGAGAGGGTAGAGGGCCAGCCCTGGAACGGTTGTATTATTACAGAATTCGCAAATATTAAGCCTATGGCCTGGGCTGAAAATATCCGCCCCGCGCTATCCGATACTGACGCCTGGGCTATCCTGGAGGGAGTCCCTGAGGGCCGGGATCATTATTACACTATGGCCAAGACTAACGCCGGGGGCCTTATACCGCCCACCCTACCGTATTACGGAGCTTTTGGGACTAATCCAGAGGACCCGGAGGTATGTTTTTACTCCTGGCACAGCGCCGACGTTTTACCAGCAAAAGAGATTGAGGCCCTTAAGAGGGTCACGGACCCCCGGACTTTCCGCCAGGAATACGAGGGGAGCTTTGAGGGTTACGAGGGGCTACTTTATTACGCTTTCGGACCGGAAAACGAGGACGCCGAGAAAACTATCCGGGAGCCGGATAAGCCCGTTATTTTATCCTGCGATTTTAATAAGAGCCCTATGGTATGGGAGGTAGGCCAGCTAACTAAAGCCCACCAGGCCGGCCGGGAATTTAAAGCGCTTAAGATTATCCAAGAGATTTCTATACCCATGTTTGCCAAAACCCCCGCCGCCGTACGCCTGTTTATCGATTATATGGAGGACCACCGGAATAAGAAAGTAATTCTAACCGGTGACGCCTCGGGACAATGGGAGGGACATAAGGACCACTCTACGGACTATGTAATTATCCGGGACGCCCTACAGGAGGCCGGTTTTAAGGTCGTTATGAAAGTCCCCTCCCATAATCCCAGCGTAAATAACAGAGTTAACATAGTTAATTCACTTTGTAAAACCCCCTCGGGCCTAATCCGTTTATGGGTCGTACCTACGGCCACCTACTTACTCGACGACCTCCGGGAGAATGAGGGCGACGATAAAGGGGGAAAAAATAAAGAGGACGACGAGCGTACGCATGGATCGGACGGCCTGGACGGTATGGCCTGGTTAGAATTCGCGGCCGAGTTTTATAAAACGAAAGGTAAATAAATGAGTGTTACTATTTGGCAATTAAACAATCTCCACGCCCGTAAGGAAATGGACTCAGCCGCCCAAGACCGGGCGCAGATAAGAGATATTTTTTACGATATGGATACCGGCTGGATTAGGTCCCTTTTACTCCAGGACCTCGGCCGCTATTACGACAATAAAGATATTAGCTACATGAAATTGATTTCCCTGGACTTTTTTATCCCGGCTTTCCTGGATCGTATTAGCAACGTATACGACGAGCCCCCGGTAATTAAGGCCCTGGACGCTAAAGGAAAACTGGACAAAGATAATAAAGAGCTTGTCAAGGTCCGGGAACTACTTAACGAGGTTAAATACGCTACCAGGTTTAACGAAAACCAGGAGCGGACGATCCTACATAATACTATCATGGTCCAGGCCAGGTATTATAAGGAATTGGACCGTATATATATCCAGAACGGTTTTAATATGGGAAATACCAAAGTCCAGCCCTACCCCGGATTTATTGAGGAGGCCGCGATCGTAGCCTATGAGAGCTACGACGATATGGAGGAAAAAACCTGGATAGTATGGGACCGCCACAATAAACAAGTATTCCAGGCTAAGGGAGACCTTAAGTACGAGCCGGTAAGTAGACAAATGTTATGCGACGCTAAAAGGGCTGTAGGAAAAAATAAGGACTTTGTCCCTCCGGGGGAAATATGGCCCTGGGTTAAGTACCAATACCGCAACGACCCCGCCGATTTTTGGGGGTCCGGTATCGACTCAGTTATAGAGCTTATCCGCGCCGCTAATATACTGCTAACGGTAGCCCAGGACGACAGTATCCAGGAAACTATCCGTATACTGTTTATGAATTTCGACCCTGCGGGAAATAAGGGGGATAAGGGGCAATTAAAGGTAGGTCTCCGTAACCCGGTATTTAAAGAGCAAACCCTACCAGGCGCCGAGAATAAAATGGAGGCTAAAATCCTAACGGCGGACCTCTATAACGAGGAAATACTTACCCTGGTAGAAAAGCTCTCTGATATACTGGGCTCTATGTATAACGTCCCCTCGGTACTAAAAACCAATATGGAGCAGGACCTATCCGGGATAGCCTTACGCCTCCGTAAAGAGCCGATCCTCCAGCGCTGGAAAAAGGATATTAATAACTACCGTTATAGCGATATGGAGCTAATTACGGCCCTTGTAAAGGTCAATAATTACCATAGGGGCGCCGTGAATAAAGGGGGGACCGCCCAGCTTACCGGTAAACAGATCGACGAAAAGGTACTGGAGAGCCTGGTAATCGATTATATGGAGCCTCAGATCGTAACCGACGAAAAAGAGGAGTACGAATTAGAACAATCGAAATGGAAAGACGGGACCAGTAATCCGATCGAATGGGTATTGCGAGAACACCCGGATTTTTACGGGGATCGGGATATAGCCCTAGCCTACATAGAGGAAAACCGAAAACTCCTAAAGGACCTGGGTATTATAGCAGAGTCTCAGGGCTTACTCGGCAATATGAGAACGTCTAAACGTAATGCCGAACCGGATAAATAAGCATTTAGACGCGGTCGAGAAAATCCAGGAGTCAATCCGCGACGACGCGGACGCTATACTCCGGGAGTTTGACCTAGACCGCTTTTTCGCGGACGGGGAAAAGTACCTGGTAGAGATTGCCGACGCTTTCCTAGACGATCATTTACCGGAGCTAATCGCCGCCGCTAAAGAGGGCGAGCGTTTCGGTCTGGAAATCTTGGATAACCTGGAGCCTTAATATGACTATTGAAGCCCTGGCCATTATTAAGGCCTACGTAGATACTTTACTGGTAAGCGCCCACAACGCCAGGCTGTCAAAAATGACCATAGCCCAGGCCGCCCGCGACCCGCGCCTACTTACCCAGTTAAAGCTATATTTACTAAACCTTAAGGCCGCCCTCCGTAATGCCCGTTAAAACCCAGGTCGTTACCGATAATTTCGACGTTAAGAAAGCTATAAAATCCCTTAAAATAGCTGTCCCGATTATAGTAAACGACGCGGCGGATATTATCAAGTCCGATATAAGCGCCGGGATTGAATACGGACGGGATATTAACGGGAAACCATTTACTAAGCTCCAGCCGGCCACCATCAAAGCTAAACGCTCTAAGGGCTCAGAGTTTCCCCGGCGTATCCTCCATGATAAAGGGATAATGCAAAACTCCTACGTAAACCAAAGGGCTACAATCAAGGCCCCGGTAGCCGTACTAATTGCCCCTAAATCCAGGACTGATATAGGCCGTTATCATCACAAAGGGGAGGGTCATAATCCGGTCCGGGAGTGGTTTGGTATATCTAAAACCGCGCATAAAAATATAGATAATAGCTTAAGAGCCTGGGTCCTTAAAATAATCAAATCCGGCTGGGGACGTAAGTAAATGGCCTCTATTAAAACCTATATGGATACGGAGGCTATGAAAGTAATTGTAGGCGCCGAACTAGAGGAGACTATTACCAAATTTCTAGCGGAGTACGATAAGACCGTAACCAGGTTAACCGCCGCAGGGATGCCGCCTACCCAGGTACGTAAAATTATAGAGAATGATTTACGCGGAGGGGGTCGCCTGTTCGGTCAACTTAAAAACGGGATCGGGGGAGGCGTAGGACGCGGAGCCGGGGATATATCCGGGGAGGTCTCCGAAAAGGTCCAGGCCAAGAAAACTAAAAAATTTAAATGGATAACCGTATCCGTAAAACCCTGTCCCGATTGCGAGCCTAGACATAACCGCGTAGAGACTATGAAAGTATGGCGGACGATCGGTAAGCCCCGGTCCGGTTTTAGTGTCTGTCAAGGTTCCTGTAAATGTCGCCTGGTAGCTCAGAAATACAAAGGTAAGGTTAAGACCCCTATACGCCGCAGTAACTCCCATTTACGTAGCAATATGGCCGGCAAACATAAAAAACTAGCAGACGCCGAGGCCTGGGCTAATCATAATTACGATAATATCCAATTCGACTACAAAGGACTAGATTTAAACGGAATCAACCGTATTAATAAACAGTTTAAAATATTAGCTAAGGACTACCCGGAGGTAGCCGATCGGCTGGAGTACGTCGGGACTTTCCGTAATTACCAGGCCGCCGGTAAAACCAGGACTTTATCCTGGGAGGTTGAGAAATACACTCGTAAGAACTATCGCCACTGGACCGGAAAGCGTAGGGGCTGGGCCGCCGGCGCCGATCGGAGGGGGACCTCCATAGCCCTTAACCCTAGAGCTATGGGTAAGTCAAAGGAATTTATGGAGAGAAAAGCCCGCCAGGTAAAAGCGGGATTTCGCCCCGTAGGTTGTGATACTGTAGAAAGCACCCTTACCCATGAATTCGGCCACCAAGTAGAAAACTGGATAGATTCGCTCGGGGATAAAGTAGCCTTTAGGAGTTATTACTCCGTTACGGACCAAGTAGGGCTAGTAAAACACACTTTTAAGTATTTTAGGACCACTTGGGATAAACGAGTAGCCGAGAGGCACTTAGTAGGCGGGTACGCTGACTATAGCATAAGGGAAACCTGGGCGGAGGCTTTCGCTATGTTATACCATACCCAGGCGGAGTTATACCCTGCCTATACTAGGGCCGCCCGGACTTTTACGGAGGTATTATTAGATAGGTCTAAATGGGTAAGGGCTATAGACCACTTAGCCGAAATGCCCGCCGGTCCCGCTAGGGACGACTTAAGCGCTTTTTATAAAATAATCCGCGAGGAGCTAGGACTTCCGACCATAGGGTCCCCGCTATAGGAGTAGAAAAATGCCACAAGGAGAAATGCCAGTATGCTACACCTGTTTAAGATTTTGGAAATTAAGCCACGACACTATTAAATGTGACGCCTACCCTAACGGTATCCCTATATCTATTAGTATGAGCGGCGATTTACATAACGAAAAAGTCCCCGGGGATCATGGCCTCCAGTACGAAAAAGGGACCCCTCAGGACCGCGAATAACTACTGTAAATATTCACTATTGCATAATCTTAATTACAGGCTATAATATTCTTATATGGATAAAGTAAATTCCGCAGAACTTAAAAAACTCCTCCAGGCCGTCTATTCTAAAGTAACTGGATTCGACGCCGCCCAGGAGGTCCTTACCGTCCTAAAGCAAGTGGAGGCAGGGGTAATAGAACAGGGTAAACAAGTCGTAACGTTATCGGCTGAAAATAAAAATAGGCGACTCTCTGAGGATGCACTAACTACTCAGTTAACCACCGCCGCCGAGGCTAACGCTACCCTGACCACCGACCTAGCCACCGCTAACAAAACGATAAGCGAGTCCGATCCCGTCGGACTCCAGGCTACGATTACCGCGCTCCAGGAAAAAGAAGTAACCTGGACTAAAGAGCGGTCCGACCGGGCTAAAATCCGGCTGGAGACAATCGCTAAACACCCCAGTTTTAAAGCACTCCAGGAAAAAGGCTTATTTAAAGGTATCACCGTAAAAGACGATAAAGTCGAATTTGCGGAGGACCTTAAGCCCGAAAATATCCTGGAAATGGGAGTGAAAGCCGAGGAGTATACGGGTTTAGGAATTTTTGGCCAGGTCACTAAATTGGATACCCCCCAAGACCGGCGCTTAAATCCTACAGGCAAAGAAGTAGAGGTAGTCGATAGGTCTACCTTAGCCGAAAAACTTTCTACCGGTCTAAAAGAGTATCCTTAATTATTTGATTAACTAAATAATTTAGGAGGTCTATCATGGCCGGAATCTTAGCGGCGGACTTACAGTACGTCCTTAACACTATACCCCTCTCGGACTATCAGAAAGCATTTGGATTAGACGAGACTTTCGTTAATCTAGTAGGCGGGCTCAAACCTGGGCCTGGCCGTATTCAAATTCCTTTTCATTATGCGGGTAACACTACCGCCGGCTCGTTTATCGAGGGCGACGATTTAAGTACCGCCGGAAAACAGAGTCGTAGGATGCTGGCTTTTGATTATAAACGTATCTACGTAACCGCCGGAGTCGATGGTCTCCAGGAGGCGATTGCTAATAATGGCGGAATCGTAGGTATTAACGACTTACTTAACTCCGAAGTTATGCGGGCCGTCGAGGACCTTATGGATGAGCTTAATACCCAGGCTCTTAGTGACGGGACCGGTAACTCCAGCGCGGACGTTTCCGGCGTCCAGTTCCAAATCGCGGACGATAATACCTGGGGCGGTCTGGCCAGAGCGTCCTACGCCTGGCTCCAGGCTTACCAAAACGATAACGGCGGCGAGGATCGGGCCTTAACCGAGGAGCTTATGAGAACGATCCATAATACCCTCGTAGATACCCGCAAGTCCAAGTATAACGCTATATTATGCGGGTCCGATATATACGACGCCTACGAGGACCTTATGGGCGATCGTAAGCGCTATATCGATATGAAAGTCGGCGATATTTCATTTAAAGGCCTGTCCTTTAAACAGCGCCCGCTTATCAGTATACCGGGTTACGCCGCTAACCGTATGGATTGGATACGTAAGGGCGACCTAGTCCTTAAGTATTTACCTATCCAATCGGTCGACAACAAAAACCGGGTAGTCAAGGGGCCGTTTAAGGTTGAGGAAGTGGCCAAGACTTCGGACGATACATATTTTAATATTATCATGTATCCGCAGTTAGTCTGTCTCAATCCCTGGAAACAGGCCACCTTAAAAGACGTAGAATAATTGGTTGATTCGGGGCCGGGTTTTATTCCTTTTGCCCGGTCCCTCCCAGTTATGCCGACTAACAACCATTTACTAAATTTTCGACAATAACCGGAGGATAATAATGAAATTCATTAAATCCATATTGCTTTTAGCCCTGTTTTCCTTGATCCTGGTAGGTCCAGTAAACGCGGGGGATTTCGACATAGTTACCGGCTTATGGGACGGGGTGGCTACCTCGACCCTGGTAACGGACGGTAAGGATACGACCGATACTATTACCTTAACCCGCAAAGTTAAGGGCCGGCTCCAGTACCCCGATCGGCTCTCGTTTAGTATGCGAGCCACCGAGGCCACCGGAGATACGACCCAGCTAGTCCTAGCTTTAGATTTAAGTAACGACGGGACATACTGGTACAGTTACGGGACCCTGGCGACCATTTCCAGCCTTACGGGAGACAATACCACCACAGTAGCCGAAAAAGTCCTTAAGGACCGCAACGAGAGCGCTGTAGCTAGTATAGCGGACGTAGTCACTATGGCCCAGGTTGAGACCTGGACATATGCTTACCCGGATAGTTCCGACTCCCTACAGGTAGCTAGTACGCTATTATCGGGGACTAATACCCACGCCATAACGCCGACTTACGATAGCGAGTACCCGATATACAAATACGCTCGGGTTCGAGCTACCAAGACAACGGACGGCGATACTCTTACGGTGAAAGTCTACGTAGTCAAAACCTTTTATTAATCCCTAAATCAGAGAGGAGTCTCTATATGAAAGGATCATTTACGC